ATTTATAGGAGAGAGACAATGCCCGCCATGAAAGGATACAAATTCTCTGATACTGAGAAAAGAGCTAAGAAGATAGACAGACAGAGTAAGCCTGGAAAACCAGGTACTGGAGATGAACCTTTTAATAAGGTTCTGAAAGAGCTTGAGAAGGCTGGTTCCGGTAGTGGTTCTCATATGAGGCGTAAGAGTAAAGTAACCATGAATAACCTTACTCCGTGAAACTCACTGCTTCTCAAAGAAAGGCCAGGAAGAAACCTGGGGGTTCCAACGTAGGGAAATATAAGAGGGTTAAATCCTCTGATTTCTGTGGTCCTGCTGGTGGTGCACCTGCTGGTAGTTTTCCTGTAAATACGTTAAAGAGAGCCAAGTCTGCATTAAAACTAGCCCATAATGCACCAAGCCCTTCAGGGATAAAAAGCTGTGTATATAATAAATACCCACAATTGAGGGAGAAATAATGGCATGGGTTAATGGGCAATGGGTAGATGATGACGAACTCCAGGGTATGCTGTATTCTGGCGTAACTCCCACATTGCCATTCTATGACCAATCCTCGTTTACCTCACCTTTAAGTACGTTAAACCAAGAGGCTGCGGGTAACTTCAATATGTGGGGTACTCCTGCTGGTATTAGGATTGGAGAGCCTACTACACCTCAAGCTACAACAGGTAGTTTTGGTGTTACCCAAGATTACGGGGGGTTCTCTCCCTCTATTAGCATGCTTAATGACATGTTAGCGAATCAAGCTCCTATGGTTGATACGAATATAGTGACGGATATGCCGAGTAGACCCGTTACGATTAATGATGTGCCTTTCCATGAGAACATGCCTGTTGTCGGTAGTAACTGGGATGACGTAATGCCTACTATTCAATCTGGGCAGACTGCACAACCTGCCTATCAGGGTGTGGGATGGGACCAAATTGATGCTAGTGGTATATTTGGTACACCTACAGTTGTTGGGGGTACTCCAGCAACTAACCCAGTAGGCGGTATTGCATCAGGAAGAACTTTCGGTGTGGCTGCTGACCCCACTAAAATGCCTGTTGGGTACTCTGAAGCTGGCGTGCCAATGTCTAATGAGAATTTATCATATTTTGGTGCTGCACCTGTTCCTACCTCTCCATCTATGGGAGCTGACTACGGTGCTGCTGATAAAACGGGGAGTAACCTAGACCTTCATTCGGCATGGGATCTTGGTTTAAGAATGCTTGACCCGACAGGTTTTAAGCCAGGGCGTAGGACGTCTGGAGATACTGGGCCTGGAACTGGGTCATCTCTGAATCAGACTGGCTGGACTGACGAGGGTGAGACAGATATTACAGATCTAATGGATAAACATTTTGAAGATCCTAATGCTACAAAGAATATTGCTTTAGAGATAGCGCAGACGTACCAAGATAATCCTGCCCACCGCACACAGTTATGGAATGACGCTATTGCTAAAGCTATCGGTTTGAGTGAGCATGATGTTCAGGTGGCTAACTCGCTGTTAGGTCATGTTGACACATCTAATCCTAATACAACAGTAAATGTAGCATCTGGAATGGGGTTTGCTCCAGCAGTAACTATATCCGAAGAGTCTGACTTTACCACGGATTACCACGATTTGGGTTATGGTCCGCATGTTAATAAGGCTGTAGATTGGGCTATTAAACCCACACAAACCACCACAAATTGGGTAGATAAGCCAACACCAACAGCCCCAGCAAAACCAGCAGGACCAACAAGAGCGGAGTTAAAAGCAGCAGCAGTAGCCCAGAGAAAGGCTGACGAAGCAACCCGGAAAGCAGCAGCTAGACGAGCAGCAGCAGCACAAAAGCACCTAGAAGATTCTAGAGCAGCAGCAGCCAGAGCGCAAGCAGCTTCCGCAGCACAGGCGAAGGCTGCACAAAAGGCAGCAAAAGCTGTGCTTTCAAGGTTAGGGCAGGATCGTAATCGACCTTCAGATAGAGAGGTAGCTGCAGCAATAGAAGTAATGAGTCAAGTAGATACGTTTGGTGGTGGTAGTATAGGTTTTGAGGGTGGTGGTTTTGATCCACAAGGCGGAGAAACAGGCTCTTCAGGAATGGGTGCTTGGACATGACAATCCTACAAGACAAATTCATTGAATACTACACACTGACTGGTAATGCTACCAAGGCAGCGATAGAGGCTGGCTATTCAGAAAAAACAGCAAAGATTAAAGGATCACAATTAAAGGCGCAGTTTAACAATGAGATACGAGAAGCAACGCAGAGGCTCTTACAGGACAAGGTTCCAGCAGGGTTACGCTGGCTTTCGGAACTTGCTGAAAAGGCTGAATCCGAGTCGGTCAGATTGGGTGCTGTCCGTGACCTACTGGACAGAGCTGGACTTAAACCCGTCGAGCGAATCGAAACTACCACAATCGAAGCCATGTCCAACGAGGAAATCCAGAGGGAATTAGATGCCCTCCTCAAACACTAGAGCATTAGAGCTTTTAAAGGAGTTAAGGCAGCGAGAACGCTTTAATAGGGTAGATTCTTATGACCCCTACCCTTATCAGCTAAAGTTCCATAAGAGTGGCTCACAGGCCAACCAGAGGCTCCTGATGGCTGCTAACAGAATAGGCAAGAGTTACTGTGGTAGTATGGAGCTTTCTTATCACCTAACTGGATTATACCCAGAGTGGTGGGAGGGTAAGGTATATCACCAACCAATAACTGCATGGGCTGGTGGAGTATCAAACGAGACAACTAGGGACATTGTACAGTTTGAATTATTGGGTTCCCCAGATGACCCTGAAGCCTTTGGTTCCGGTACTATACCGAAAAACTATATAATAAAAACCGAAAGGAAGCCAGGAGTCCCTAACGCCAAATCGGTCGCCCTAATCAGGCACGTTAGCGGTGGGAACTCTTCTTTATTCTTCAAAGCCTACGAGATGGGCGTTGAAAAGTGGCAGGGGAGATCGGTAGATTGTATTTGGCTGGACGAAGAACCTAGTAGGGAGATATACTCCCAGGCAGTAACCCGTACTCTTGACAGACAAGGCATGGTATACATGACCTTTACACCGGAACATGGGATGACAGAGACAGTTGCATCCTTTATGAATAACCTTCAGGAAGGACAGTCTTTAACAAATGCGACATGGGATGACGCATCTGAGACAGTAGAAACATTTAAAGGAAACAAAGGCCATTTAAATGAGTCAGTAATGCGTCAGATATTGTCCTCTTATTCACCACATGAGAGGGAAATGAGGAGATATGGCAGACCATCTATCGGATCTGGCCTTGTCTTCCCCGTACAGGATGAGAAAATAATCATTGATCCTATAGCTATACCGGATCATTGGCCTAGAATAGCTGGAATTGACTTTGGCTTTGACCACCCTACAGCGGTAGTATGGGCAGCATGGGACAAAGATGAGGACGAAATATACATATATGACTGTTATCGGCAGTCTAAAGCTACCCCAGCAGTGCACGCACAAGCTATACGTAATAGGCCCAGTTTTGTCCCCGTTGCTTGGCCCCATGACGGTAATAGACGAGATTCTATGGGTAATCCTGGTCTAGCGGAGCAGTATAGAACGCTAGGTTGTAATATGTTATTGGACCATTTTACAAATCCCCCAGCATTGGGAGAGAAGAAAGGCGGTAACTCGGTAGAAGAGGGGCTTATGGATATACTCCAGTACATGGAGAATGGTAAGTTTCATGTGTTTGCTACTCTTAGCGATTGGTTTGAAGAGTTTAGAATGTATCATAGGAAGGCGGGAAAGGTAATTCCATTCAAGGATGACCTTATGAGTGCAACACGCTACGCAGTATTATCCAGAAGATTTGCAATTTCAGGGAGCGACCCAGAATGGACAAAAGAAATAAAGTATAAGAATTATGGCATCATCTAAAATAACAGAAGAAGAACTACTATCAAGAATCCAGGGTGAGATCACCGATGCTTTAGGGTATAGCGATGTTATATCCGAGCAAAGGGCTAAGTCTATGGATTACTACTATGGCTTGCCTTTTGGTAACGAGGTTGACGGTAGAAGTCAATACGTAGACTCCAGTGTAATGGACACGATAGAGTGGATAAAACCCTCTTTAATGAGAGTGTTTGCGTCTGGTGAAGAGATGGTTAAATTCAACCCTATCGGTCCAGAAGATGTCCACGCTGCTGAACAAGCCACAGATTATGTCAACTACATATTTACCAGGGATAATAATGGTTGGGAAATATTATACACATGGTTTACTGACGCACTTCTTCAGAAGAATGGTATTGTAAAATGCTGGTGGGACGATTACGAAGAGTGGAACAGAGAAGAATATAATAATCTTGAGGAGATGGAGTTTACTGTTCTCCTTGAAGATGATGACGTAGAGGTTCTTGAGCATACTGCTTACGAGGAGAATGGTAGGACTTATCACGATGTAGTTATCTCTAGGAGAGCGGGTAAAGGTAGGGTCAAGATTGAGAATGTCACACCTGATGAATTCTTAATAGCTAGAGAGTCTAAGTCTATTGAGGATTCTAACTTTGTTTGTCAAAGAGTTTTAAAGACAGTTTCCGAACTTAGAGAGATGGGTTATGACTTTGATGTTGACGAGTTAGGAAGTGGCGATGACATGATTGAGTATTCATCAGAAAGATTAAGTAGGTTTGCTTATGATGATTCTGCTCGATACGAAGGGTTTGGAGATTCAAATCCAGAAGAGGCGTTAAGAACTTTCTGGCTACATGAGAGTTTTATAAGAACAGATTATGATGGGGATGGTATTGCGGAACTTAGGAAGGTATGTTCTGTAGGAGATAAGGTTCTCGCAAACGAACCTATAGATAGAATTCCTTTCGTAAGCATTACCCCAGTAAAGATTCCCCACAAGTTCTTTGGTTTATCTATTGCTGATCTTGTTCTCGATATTCAGTTAATTAAGAGTACCCTGATG